CTTCGGCAGAACGGTTTGATTGCCGTAGGCCTGGGGAATCAGCTTTCCGTTGACTGGCTGTGGCGTGAATGTGACGCGCTGAACCCCCGCCTTGACTCCGAGCGAGTCAATCAGGTTGGTGCAAACGACCGTGGCGGCGTTCGCCGTGAAAGAGAACGCCAGCGCGAGGGCGAGGAGGATTCGCGCCGCGCTGGCGGGGTTGTGGGTGGGGTTCAAGCAGAGTTTCATGCGTCTTTGTTTGTCATCTTCATTGCGCCAAATTCGACTTGAGCCGACACGGGGTTGTTTGAGCGTCGCAGGATCTTGAATGTCGAGCCGATTGCCGTTATTAAATCGCCAAGCTGAATCTCTGCCGCCGCAACCAAGTCGCGCACATGGAACGTCACCGCCTCGCGTGGATCCCGTCCCAGTGTCGCGTTCAATTCCATGTCGGCAATCGGTTGAATTTCCGCCATGAAGTTGCGGGTCGTGCGGACATTAACCATCGCATCGCCAAACACGCTTTCGCGGTCAGCAATGCTGTCGGTTACGATGTCGCGCAATTCGCTCATGGGGCTGCGATTTTCTGGCCGTATTTCAAAACCAGATTCGTCACCGCCGTTGCGTTGGCGTTTGTGATGCTGGTTAGGTTCAGGTAGCCAAGTGAATTGACTGTCAAATCAATGTTGGTGCTGACGGTGGTGGTTCCGTTGGCAGCGATGGCAAATGACGAGCCAGCAGCGTTGTCAAGCGAACCGTCTGCCGTGGTGGTGTAATTGAATGTTACTGGCGACGTTCCAGAGCCGGTCAATTTGAATGACACCTTGACCGCTGCCTTGGCCGATTTGGAAACGTCCAAAGCCGACGCGCCATAGCTGATGTTTGTCACCGTTGAATAATCCGTGCCGGTGATGGTGAACGGAACGAGCGCCGATGTGACCAAAACCTGCTTGTTTGTGGTGATGGTTTGCGCGTTCGTTGCAACCACGACGCCGTTGGAATAGGTGAAGGATTGGCCGTTGGTGACGTAGTAATTCACGTTGTTGGTGAAGCGCACTGTTTCCGCCACACTCCACATTTTTGTGCCGAGCCCAACGACGCTGTTGGATTCGATAAAGGTGTTCGTGAATGACAGCGTGTTCGTGGTTGGCACGGTAAACTTGATCGTGTTGGTCGCGCTATTGGTGGCGAGATAAAACACCGCCTGCACGCCCGGATTCGTCTGGATGGTGGTCGCCAGTGTCAACGGCAGCGCGAGGTTGGTGTTGGCAGGAATGGCGTTGGTGCCGAGCGAAACGGTTTGCAGCGAGTAAAACGGTTCGGCGGCGAATGCTGCCGACGCGAACAGCGCGGCGAAAAGGATGGTAAATAATTGTTTCATGGCTCGGTAAAAAATAAAAAGTTTCGGTTAAGTGGAGGCGGCGAGCCGGATTGCCCGCCGCCCCCGTGAGCTAATTAGGCGGTCGCAACAGCGACGCCAGCGGTCTTGTCCATCGCGGAGGCACCGAACACGCAGTCCAACGACATCCAGGCCGTGCGGCTGGACAGGGTGAACCAGCTATTCGTCTGGAACGACATCTCCACACCAGGCACGGTGAACGAACCCTGTTGGAGCGTGTTGCCGGGGATGCCCGACGGCGGGGTGAGCGGGAGGCCGGCCAACACCGCAATCGCCTGCGGGTCGCAGAAGAACGCGGCGATGTTGTCGCTCGCGCCCGTCCAATCGCTGTTCAGAGCCACACCGTCCCAGCCGAACGCCTTGAGCATACCTTCGCCCATCTCGAGGTCTTGGAAGTAGGTCGGCTGGAGGAGCAGCTTGGCCAGATACGCGCCGTCGAGGATGGCAAACTTCTGATTCGCCTTTTGCAGCACGCCCCAGATGCGGGACAGGTCGGTGAACGTGAAGTTCGCCGCCGTGATGACGTTGCCGGTGCCGGCGGCGTCAGCCTTACTGGTGAAGTTCGCCAACGTAATCGGAGCGGTGGCCGCTTCGATGATTTTGTTGGACAACTTCGCCGTGGCGATGGTCACGAGGTTTTCCATCCGCAAACCGCTGTTGAGGTCGGAGTTGCTGACGTTGATGCTCGCCGTGTATTGATGCGGCGTGATGGTGATCGGGTCAACCGTGCTGTTGCCGGATTCAAAGTTCGTCGCATCGGTCTGAACCGTCGGGCCGGCGCTGACGTATTTGTGCTGGGCAACGGCCAACGGCTTGTAGGCGTCGGTGCTGAAGTCGCGGCTGAAGCAGCGGAGCGCGGCCAGCTTGTTCTGCAACGTGGTCGTGCTGCCGTCCGTGAGGAACGCGGTGACGAGCGTGGCGGAATAGGTGTTCGCGTTCATCGGCTGGATGCCGCGAGCGATGAGCGGGGCGTTGCGGGCGGTATCCTGCGCGAGCGCGTCGCTGATGATGCTCGACCAATCCTTTTTCAAACCGCTGAAGCGGTCTTTGGCGGATTTGCCGTTCAGAACGTCGTAGCGGGCATGGGCACCAGCGGGAGCGGACGCGCCGACTTCAAACTTCGTGCCAGAAACGGGTTCGGGCGCGGCGTTGATGCTGGTTTTCGCGTCGAGGATGGTAAACGTGCCAGCTTCGTCCGCAATCGCGGCAGAAACGAACAGCGGCACTTCCGCTTTCGTAATTTTCTGCGCCTTGACGTATTCAGAGACGCGGTTGGTGATAAGCTGCTCTTTCAGGGCGCGGATTTGCGCCAGAGCATCGGGGGCAGTGGGTTGAGCCGCTGCCGATACAATAGGTTCGGGCATAGGTGTGTTGGTGTTGGTTGTTTTTGTTGCCGCCGGACTGACGGCAGCGGTTGGTTGCTGTGGTTCTGCGCCACTCGGCGCGGAAATTGAAGAAGCCGTTGGCGTGATGAGTCCGTCAGGTTGATTCTGTGTGACTCCGTTGCCGTCGGCTTCTGGAACGCTCGGCGTAGGCCGGAGGGCGTTCAAAATTTCAGGGGAGAGGTTTTTGCAGCGATCGAGCCACGCTTGCGGCAGTGCGGCGTAACTGTTTTCCGTTTTATCCGCTTCATCCGATTCGTCCGCTAGTCCGTATTCAACCGCCGCACTACCTCGAATCCATGTTTCGGCCTTCATGTCGGCGCGAATGTCCTCGACGCTTTTGCCGGTGTTTTCGGCGATGATTTCAGACAGCATCGCGTCGTGCTCGCGCAGCATTGTCGCCTGCTTGTCCATGTCGTCCGCGTTGCCCTGCGCCCATGACCAGGCATTGTGGATCATCCAAATGGCAGACTTCGGGCTGATGACCTTGCCTGCAGCGAGGGGAATAACACTGGCAATGGAAAGCGCGTATCCGTCCACATGACAGGTAACGTCTTTGCTGCGCTCTTTGAGTGCGTTGTAGATGCCGAGACCCTCTTGGACGCTGCCACCTTCGCTGTTGATGTGGACATGGATTTGTGAGCCTTTCTTGGTGGCTTTGAGTGCGTCGCGCACTTCTTTTTCGGTGATGCCGGAATCATCCCACCATGATTTTCCGACGCTGCCGGACAGATAAATGTGAGTCGCGTCTGCCGAGGCTTCGACGCGAAGAATGTTTTCGCCAGAAATGGGCGCGGCCTTGTCGCCGAGCGCCGCAGCGGTGGCGACGGGCAGGGTTTTTGCGCGGGCGATGTTGATAAAACTTTTACGAGCCATAAATGTGGGTGGGTTGGTTTGCTTCGGGTGAATCGCCTTCGGCGGGATGTGGGTCGCCGCCTTTGCCGTCTTGGGTTGGCTGTTCGACGGCGAGCTTGGTAATCTGGCCGGCGTCAATTCCAAATTCGGTGGCGAGTTCCTTCACGAACGCCTGCGCCTCGGCAATCTGGCGAAGCTGAACGCGCCAGTTCTGCTGCTTCTCGGCATAAACGTCCTGAATGGTTTTGACGCCAAGCTCCAATTCGATTTGCAGTGCCTTCGCCGTATAACCGATGTCAACATTCGGAGCGCGCGGCGGGCGGATGACGACTTCGTGATGGTCGTCGGGTGCGGTTCCGTCCTGCGACATATCGAAGTCGTTAGCCCAAACGCCCTGCCACTGGTAAATCTCGCGCAGGGCGTCCGCAATGATTTCAAATTTTGCACGGTAAGCGTTCGCGCAAACGTCGAGGTCGGCGCGGGTGACGGTTCCCTGCAGGCTGTATGGCATCGCCAGAAGTTTCGGCGTCTCGTAACCGCAGCAGATGTCCGTCATCAGCGTATCCCAGTAGTTCTGTTGGGATAGCGTCGGACGGTTCACCATGAAGTTTTCCAGCTTGTCGCCGCTCTTGAGCGCGTATTTTTTGCCGCCAAAGCTGACGTTGTAATCCGCCCATGTGTTTTTGGTGACGGGCGTGCCGGCCGCGTTGGTGGTTTGAATCGAAAGCCGGTTGCGGCGGTTCATCGTGGCGTCGAGTTCGCCGGCGGGGTTTGTTTCAACAAGTCCAATCTCGGTGGCGAGCTTGTTGCATTGCATTTCCATCCGCTTCAGGTCGTCGAGGTCGTGCAGCGTGTTCATGCACGAAAAACCTTCGGGGATGCCGCGAAGTTGGCCGGGGCGACGGTGGCGGAACTTGTGAATCATGTCGCTGGCCTTGACCCAAGTGAACTCGTCCGCGCTGCCGTTCAACCATTGCGCGGCTGATGGATCGTAACCGCCGACGGGAAGCTGATTGCCAGAACGAACGGCGTAAAACGCGGGACGCCCGTTGGCGTCCACCGCAATGCCGTCATAAACCGGCATTCCTTGATAAACATTCGTCTTGGCGGGCGTTGAAACGCGGTGTGATTCGATGGTTTGAATCGCTGGACGACCTTTGGCGTCTTTCGTTTTGAGAATGAAAAATTCGCCGTCGTCAAAAAGCTGTCCCGCCCACTGAATCGAGCATTGCCGAAGCGTGGCGAGGGATGAAACTTCAGGGCGATTCGACCACGCTTCAAACGATTCGTGGCGCGTTTCATTCCAAACCTCGTCGCGGGAATTAGGGACGCAGCTTAAACCAGACGGTCCGACGGTGAACTGAATGAAAAGCGAACGGATTTTTTGAACGAGTGCGGAATTGCTGACCCAATAGCGGTGACGGCGCTGCAGTTCTTGGCGGGTTGATGCGTCGATGTCAAAGCGCGCGTCTTGTAAGCTCTGCTGAATCCATGAGCGCTCGCCCCAATTTGAAAAAGCCGCCTCGTAACGAGCGAACACGCCACCAATGAACGGCAGCTTGGCGAGAAGTTGGAAGATGCGCTTTTTCATCGTGTGACCGGGTAGCGCAACCCCGTGAAGTCGCCCATTTGCGTGCGGATGCCCACGAGCCGGTCGTCGGCGCGCATGGCGGTGAAAAGCGCGTCAGAGTCGGCGGATTTGCCGGTGTCGCCGTTAGCCGTAAGCGGAATGCAATCTTCCAGAACGGTGATGAGTTCCTCGGTGAGGCCAACAAACACATCCTGCGTGAATCCGTTTGCGCCGATCTGGAACGAGGCGGATTGGCCGTTGCCGGAAACGCTGACGGTGATGCGGCCTTTTTTGAAGCTGGAATCAGTCGCGGCAGATTGGGTGGCGAGGAGCGCGGCTTTGACGGGTGATGCGGACGCTTTTGCGCCTTCGACAATCTGCCGAAGGATGGCGCGCTTGATTTCAGATTGAATCCGTATCACTGCACCCACTATGAGGCCATTTCGTTATTTAGCGAAATGACTACATAAGACGGTCAGCGACTTTGCAAGACGCGCGGCGACTTACTTCTAAACCGAGACGGAAAAGGATGTTTTCGGATAAAAATTACTGCGTCCTCGATGGTGGCGGGGATTTCAAAACCACCGCGCAACATATCACTCACAAATCGCGGGCTGCGGTCAATCGCGGCGGCTAATGTTTTGACGTGGAAGTAGTATTTTGGCTCGCTCATTTTTCGTTTTCGTTGTGATTGGTTTTAATCCCCATCCGCGCAAGCTGGTCGCCCAACAGCCCGCTCCACTCTTTCAAAAGGTCAACGTAGGCAAGGCACATAAAAAGGTGATCCTCTTTCCGCACCTTGCGAAATCCTTCAACGTCGTCGCCGGTTTTCTGCTGCTTGTTGCTCACACGCTCCCAGCTTTCGTTCTGCTGCTTGAAATCTTCGGACACGTCGCCCGGTATCACGCGCTCGAAATAATCCTTTGCCGCCGCGTCCGGCTTGTTTCGCATCACGTTCACCTTGAGGTCACGAATAAAGAAGTGGTTCGCCAGCAGTCCGGCCTTGTTGTAGCTGATGATGACCGGCTCGGCGCTGGCGGGAATCATGCCGTCCCGTGTGGCGACGTAATCGAAGCGCGGCGGCATATTCAACTCGGCGTGAATCGGCTTTTCTTCGGAGTAGAATCGTTTCGTGCCGTCGGCGTGGCGAAAGCTGCCCTTGTGCGATTGGATGCCGGACACCGCGTTCAATCCTTCGCGGTAGCAGAATGACAGAATTGCCTTGGTGTTCTTCGATGCGTCCACGACGCAAGCCGAGTGCGGCACGTTGAACTCGTCGAGCGTGGCGATGAGTTCCGCGTCGGTTGCAACCATGCCCTCAAAGACAATCTGCGAATTGCAATCTTCCAGCACGTCCTCGATGACGAGCCAGTAGTGTGTGAGCTGGCCGAGATGCTTAAAGCCTTGCTGCCAATCGGCGGCGGCGAGGCGGGCCGCGCGACTCTTCAAGCCTTCGCGGTCTTTCTTGACGGCGGTGTTGACGATGACTTGACCAGAGAAGGGCATCATTTCGTCCGACCAAAACCGACACTCGCGCTCGGTGACGAACCGGCGCATGGGTTCGCTGTCGCCGACTTTCATCGCCCGAATCGCGCCGTGCCACTCCTGGATGAGCGTCAACCATTTGATCGCGTCACACGCGACGGCTTCAAAGTTCCAGCTCCGGTGCGAGATGTGTGCGCCTTCATTGCGCGGCGAGGAGTAGCGGCCTTTGAGTGTGCGGCGTTCTGCGGCGTAATCCCGAACAACATAACCACAAGGAAACTCGTATCGGATTGTCTTTTCGAGCCGATTGTAATTAAAGCGTCCACCTTCCATGCGGCAATCAGATGAGTCCCAACGCAGACCGCCCAACTCCGGCTTGCTCGGGTTATAGCGAAAGTGCATTTCATGGTAATACCCGCATTTCGGGCAGTGGATTTCCCATTGTTGTTGCGTTCCATCTTCATAGGCTGAATGTAGCTGTCCTTTTGCGTTTCCTGCGTTGCTGATGTCTAGCGCTTTTGCGTTCCATACCCGCGTTTGGCGGCGGCGGGCTTTGTCGAGGAATCCTGGCTTCCACAAGTGAACTTCTTCGTTTATCTGCCGCCCAACCGTGTCTGAATCAAGCGCTGATTCCATAAACACGCCCTGCACGCGCATGGTGATATTTGGATAGCGGGCGATGCAAATCAGTTCTTCAAATCGGCTCTCACTGCGTTTGATGTCATGGCACGAATCCAGAACCGGCTTAATGCGGTCGTGCCACCGTTTTTCTGCCGCTTGATCATCCTGCCAGTTGAACTGAAAAAGCCCGCTGTCGAACGCCGCCCAATACGCCGCAACCACTTCGCCGGCCGTCGAGCCGCCGACCTGCACCGGCTTGATAAGCGTTCCGATGCGTGTGTCCATGTCTGCCATTGCGCGTATCGGTTCGACGATCTGCGGCGTGAAGTCTGGGTTAAACGATGTTTTACCACCGTTGACCTTCAGGCTGCGCGCCCATTCAATGATGTCGGCGGGCTTGGCGTCGGGGTAGGCTGTGCGGAAAGCGTTCATTCGCCCATCTCCTCAAATTTGCGTTTCGCATTCGCCCGCACCTTCTCGGTGAAGTTGTGCAAGATTTTACCGCACTCGATCGAGGACAGTCCGGCCAGCACAGGCGGCAGTTCGTTCTCGCCGCGCTGCAACTCTGAATCTACGAAGGCACACGCCTCCGCGGCTTGGCGCTGCGCGTCGGCTGTCGGCATCACACTCCGCTCGTCCTGCTGGCGCTTGATGGCTTCGCGTTTGGCTTTCTCCGTGGCGAGCCAGTCTTGAGGCGAACGCACGCCGTCGGGCAGTTCGGACTTTTGGGACAGCGCGGCGAACAGCTCAGGAATGAGGATCCCGGTGTCCATGCGGTTGTGCGTGAGGAACGCCTTGCTGCCGGACTTCTTGACTTGCTTCAAGACGGCCTCAGGGACGCGCAGGAAGGCGGCTAGGGCGCTGATGCCCTCGCAGACGGGCCAAGTTAGGCGTTGCCGGCCCGAAACCGAATTAACAGTTCCGGCTGGCATGGTTTTATCTTGTCGTTTTTGCATAGGTTTTCTTTTGACTCAAGTGGTTGAAGGTTGGAAAAGTGAAAACACTTCCGCTGTTCTCCTGGTTTAGATAGGTCAAATGCAGCGCACGGAACGATGTGGTCGATGTGCCAGTGCGTGCCGTAATTGTTCCACGCCATGCCGCGCCTAAATTTTGATTGAATGTGATCGATGTTTCCATTTTCTGGTTTTGCAAATAAAACTTAAGTCTTATAACCCTTCAGAAGTGTTTAACAACCTATGGGCTCAAATG